TCAAGCACAATAGCAGGGGTGTCAGCCCCGCGATATGCAAAGAACAGACTGTCATGAATCTGAGCTTTAAGCCGGACACGGCCCTTGAGATCGCCATAGATGCTATCAAGCCAAATGCGATAGAAGACAATGTTGATAATGCCAACAGAAAAGTTTTGTGGTCCATGTGCTACGGCTGCATTCAATGCAGGCTTTGAGGATGTTGGGTCTGCAAAGAAGTGACGTGTCCAGCCAAGGGGAGACACAAGCTTCTTGCTCATTTTGATTTCACGCTTGATGGCATCATACCAATCGCGCTTGACTTCTGGGTAGGTCTGCTCGTAAGTAGTCAGCAGGTGCTGGCAGACTTTCGTCAGTGTCCACTTAGCTGGAAGCTTGAGCAAGATGCGAGCTTCTGCTACGGCTTTTGGTCCCATAGTTTCGAGGAGAACTCCTGCGCCCATGTTGTAATTTGAGCCATGATTAACTCGCTTAGAGAGGTTTCGCAGCTTCTTGTCCACTTGCTCGTAAGGTACACCGAAAAACTTGAACGCATTCCAAGTGTGGTAGTCTTTGTCTGACTCGACCAGATTGATGAGAGCTTGACATCCAGACATGTAGCCGACGCATCGAGCCTCAGACTGAGAATAATCTCCCTCACCGAGTCCGTCCCAATCATCGTCGCAACGCACCCAGTCCTTGATTTCGTTACCGCCGGGGATATTCTGAATCTGTAACCCTGTCCAGAAAGAAGATTCTGTACTAGCAAGGCGACCTGTATCAGTTCCCGCAGGGTTGGTCTTGTAATAGAGTCGGCCATTCCAGAATTTCTCCCACACAAAATAGGTAGACAGGAGCTTAGCCTGCTGACGATACTCAAGAATCGCAGACACAATCAGTTCATTGAATGGGTGTGCAGCAGCACAAGCGTTCATGACTTTGGAGTCACTGCTCTCAACTTCACCCATGCCAAGAACTTTGAGCAATCTCTTGCACTGGTCAGGACTGCGTGGGTTGAAGTTGTCGCCGAGCCAGGCCTTGAGCTTCTTGGCTTGCACTTCCAGTGCATGTTCTGCAATCTCTTTGTTACGCTTAAAGCGTTCTTCATCAAGGCTCAGGCCATCACACTCCATGTGCAGGCATGGGAATACAAGTGGGAACTCCTTGAGATAGTTAGTGATAGCCCAAGGTGGCACCTCTACAAGCATCGAGCAGTAGGCTGTCATTGTAGCCCAGCAGTCTTTGGCGTTGTACTCAAACAGGTTGTACTCGTCACCCGCGCTGTCATCTTTCCAGAATCGCACGGTACGAACCGCGAATGCTGTGATAAAGTCTAGCCGCTTGGGAAGCTCTGCGTACCAAGAGTGGAACAGATGCTGCGTATCATGCAGCCAGTTGTCACACGGTACATTCCAGCGTTGGAAGTAGAGGTTGTCATACATACCGTTCTGGAAGATTTTTCCAGGGGCGCTAGCATTGAGTGCTCTCACAAAGGAATGAGCAAGCATGTCCTTGAAGGGCACAACAATAGTATGTGTGCTGCCATCAGCAAATAGAGCGCAATAGCCAACGCAATGAATGCGCCGTAGTTCATCACCACGATAAGTCTCAATATCAATCGCAAGAAGACGCGCTTTGCTGAAGCGTTCAAGCAGCTCTGCGCTCTTGCTTGGCTTCCAGATTTCCCACGAAAACTTCGTTTGAGGAAACCACCGGGCCGGCTGCGTAATCTTAGAGATAAACCGCTTAGCCACAAACGCACCCTCAGCGGTGCGCACGAAATGATTGAGGGGATTGAGGATGAGAACATCTATGTCTCTGTCAAGTTTAAGAGCAGCAGCGGGAACCTTGAAGAAGCTACCAGCGTAGTCATCAAGTGTCAGCTTCTTGAAGCTTCCGTTCTTATTGAGTGGGCGACGGAAGTCAGGCAAGCACTTGAGCAACGTAGTCATAGTAGTATCATCCGTGCAGATGATTGTGTCAATGCCGTGGGCCTTGCACTTCGCACCTATGCTTGCTGCGTATTCTTCCGGGCTAAGTGAGACCTTCATAGCATGAGCACCGACAAGCTCACGGAGCTTTGGCAAGAAGGGGCGGTCTTCGGGTGTACCCATCAACGCAAATACTTTACTCATGTGGCTTCCTCTTGTTATCTGGCAGCGACAATACTAATTTTCCGCTTGCCAACATTACCCACACGTCACGCAGAAAATATTCTACATCTTCTGCGCAACACTTTGGCACGCCCGCTTGGATACTTACACGGTAGCTGGCTAGCATTCCATTCACACCAGCATTTGCAATGCGTTGTGCGGAAAAAACAGCTAGCACTTCTTCTGGATCAGTAGCACGCCCGTAGCCGTCAACACTTTTCATATAGCATCCCCATGTTATATTAATAAAGAAAGAATCTTCTTACTTGTGCAGACTACAGACTAATCCACCACAAGGAAAAAGCCCGCCGCCCTTGTGAGGCAGCGAGCTGGCTACTAGACTAATCTAGTTTGAAACCACCTGCGTTACAGGATGGTCACGTCTTTCAGGCTGAAATTGAAGCGGCCTTCTTCGCGCTTATCAGCACGACGCACCAGCGTAGCAACGAGCGAGACTTGGTTGATGCTTTGCAGCGTCTCGCTGATCTTGGCGGTGTTGAAGTGTGCAGCGAACGGAGCCAGGCGCTCTTTCAACATGCCCATGCCGATCTCGTTGATGGTGCCATCCTTCTTAAATGGCGAGAACATCTCGGTGAACTTCTGGCCAGCAGACGCGTCAGCAGCTTCGGCTTCGTCCTTCACTTCGTTGACTTCACCAACGACGTACGCGAACTTGATGTACTCGCTGCCCTTGTCGGACTTCTCACGCGAAGCCGTTGCCGACAGCGTGTAGTTGCCAGTAGGAGGCACGCCAATGGGAGGCAGATCATCAATGTCATCCATCGAAGCATCCATCAACGCATCGAAGTCAGCCAAGGCAGAGTTTTTGTCAGTCATTTCAATTTCTCCAGTGCATACAGCACAAACAAGTTTACAGAGGTCAAACAAATTAGCAGACGGCCGGCCTGCCAGCGGTTCAGGCTTGCGCCTTATTCAGCTCGAAGTGCAGCGGTCTTCTGCGAGCTTGGCATAACCTTGAATGTCATGCCAGTTGTCCTTGTACTCAGGATCACCAGTCAAGATTCGTGCGATCTTGTCAGCGATCACAGTGAGCGCCTGTCGCTTGTTAGCGTCCAGATTTTCCCAGCCGGGGGCAGAGCGCATGGCATCTTGCAACTCTTGCGCGCGGAAAGCATGATCTGAGAAGTCACCGTAACGCTTGCCACGTTCAATGAGCGTGTGCTCAATCTTAGTAGCTGGCGCAGGAGTAAACCCTGGCACTGCGTCTCCAAGATTGTACAGTGGAGGAGTGGCAGGTGCCCGGAACATGCTTGGGAACGCAGGCATCTCAGGAATGCCAGGAAACTGAGAGGCTATGTCTTCAATACGGCTCATGGCGTAACTCCTAGTTTGGCAAAGAGGGGAAGCAAGGACAATTCGTTATCCTTTTGACCGTCAAGTGTACACCCGCTTCGGCCACCTGTCAAGACATTTGTGAATGAGCTGGTGGAATTGAATGCACTGTGCTTCTTGTTAACCACGCTGGTGTATACCACTTCATCGAAATACTTGGCAGACAGCTTGCTGAAGTTGCGAGTGCCAGCGAGCGGAACGATCTTGTCTTTGCCGTCTGTCATTTCGCTCTCAACTTCATGACTGATGACAACCACGTTGAGATCAATGACCTGAATCAGGCTCAGCACCTGCTCAAGCAACGCACCTTGCGTAGCATAGTCATGAAAGGTGGCCTTGTATTCTTCGCCGCCGGGCTTCTGAATTTCTTTCAAGACCGTCTTGTTCATGGCACTGTTGCTGAGTTGACTCAAGCTGTCAATCACAAGCACATCCTTGTCAGTGAACTTGAGAATGTCCAGCGTTGACCAGCGAGCTTCAGCGTTCTTGCTGCACAGCGGACAGTTGATCTTGCCGTGAGCGTAGCAAATCTTCTTCTCGCCACCACGCAAGACTTCGCGCACCGTATCAATGGCGATAGGGTACAGCTTGTGGTCTGGGATGCTGATGACGTTGACGTTCTTGCGGAACTTCGGATCAAGCATGGCAGGATTGAGCAGCGTCTTCACGCCATTCTCCAGATCAAGCCAGTGCAAGTTGAAGTGCGATGCCAGCTTGCCAACAAGCGCAGTCTTGCCACTCTTAGGTGGCCCATAGACCAGCGCCTTGACACGGCTGGATTGCTTATACTCATCGAGGTTCATCTTTTGTCCTTGTTTGATTGCGAGATTGATTACTTGCCCAGCAGCTTGAGCAGATTGTCTTTGTCAGTGGGGTCCATGTCACCAAGGATGCGATCAGCAAAGCTGCGCTGCATGGACTTGCGATACGCCTTGGTAGTGGCCATCTCGATCTGCTTGTTGCGGGTCAGCAACTCTGCGTGCGCAGTCAGGTCAAGCTTGGAGATTACCCACTTGTATTGCTTGCTGGAGTTTGGCTCAATGTCCACGGTGCTGTCCACATGGATGACACGTGCCACCTTCAGCTGCCCACGCAGGCTGGCAACATCAGTGATTTCATCTTCGATGAGTTCATCAATGTCAACCACGCGGCTGGCAGGCTTGGCACGCAGTGAGCATGTGCCACTGCCAACAGTGACGGCGACCACAACATAGTCATCGGCCTTGATGCCGGGAATGTTGCAGACGTAGGTATACTGATTGACAACACGTGCGTCAATGCCACTTTCTTGTTGAAAGGCAACATGTACAGTGTATGCGCTGTTGTCGAGGAAGGCTGCGATGTTCTTGTCCATGGTAGGCTCCAGTTGGTAAGGTTACGGGAATGCGAGAAGCTCAGTGCTTCATGCTCTGGGCTGCTGGATCAGCGAATGCCTTCAGCAGATCAATCTTTTCCATGCGCTCGATAGCAGCAAGCTGCAAGCGAATGAGTTCCACATTCTTGTCGAACAGGTACTCAGAGACTGGCACAGAAATGATAGCACGCTGAACTGCATGGCTGTCTTGGCATGGCTTCATAGAGATAGCCAGTTCCAGTGCAAAGCGATCGCCAACAACAGGCCGCTCGTCATCACCAGTGACCAGCAAGGATTCAAGGTCGAAGCGCTCAATAGCACACTGCACTGCCACGCGGGCAAGGTCAGCTTCAAGCGCACTGCCATCAAGTGTCATGACAACAGCTACGAAGTTCAGGTGCTTAGGATGGTGCCAGTCCATGCCAATGATTGGCGATGCGCAGATTTGCACAGACGTCTTGCTAGCAATGTGCATGAACGACAGTGTTGGCTGGCCAGGGACCGCGCTGAAGTTAGCCTCCATCAGCATGATTGCTGTGGTTGAGAGTGGGATGGGAGAAGTCACAGTGTTTCTTTCTGCTTATCAATAAGCTGTTGGAGGGTGGCAGGGTAGTCTACGTGCTCAATAGCACTGATCGCTTCGATGTTTTCAATTGCTGGAAGCTCAGAGAACTCAGCACCGAAGCCACTCTTGAAGCTTATGTCACACGTTTCGTAGTATTCACAACGTCGCATGTAATCAAAGCAAGCACCGCCCCGCTTGGGAAAGAACTTGAGTTCAGAGTAGTGGTCAATCTGCTGGTTGATAAGCAGCTGGTCTTGAATCCAGTCAGCCTTCTTATAGGTCTGCTTGACAAAAGAATACTGCACCCAGCGTTGCTCTGTTGAGGAGTAGATGGTATAGAGAACCTCGTACTCGCCCCCGCCAAGCGTGTCAATGACCACGCTGTAACCGAGTGCTTGATCGCTATTGCTATACAGCGAAGGATCAATGTTGGAGAAGCCAGTCGTCTTGTTCTCCTTCACGCGGTAGGTACCTGTGTACTTGTTACGAAGCAGCTCGTCAATGTGACCTGAGTAGAAGTGCTCGTCACCAAAGTCTACGGCCACAGTCTGCTCAATGCCAACGACTTCATAGTCACGCAGGTCAGTCTCTTCTTCGTAGAAAGTGCGGTACTCATAGAGTGCCCAGACTGCTTCGTGGAAAGACTTGCCATTCTTGCGGCCTGTCTTGCGCTCGTCAGCAAACAAATCCATGTCCCATGCCAGCATCGCTGCCCAGATTGCTTGTCTCATGTCTTGAGTAGCATCATAGACTGCAACGCCAGCGCCTACGGCATGACCAAAGGCAAACGTCGGGGTGTTTAGTCTCTCGTTAGTGCCTGTGGCAGCTTGCATCTTCTTGATCGCAAACTTACGTGGGCAAGCATGGAAGACTTCAGTGGTTGAGTAGGTACGCAGATTGCGGTGGCCTACCAGCTGATCGTAGTTAGACTTCAAGACTTTGACAGCAGCACCTTGTCCAGGTGCTACATCATGAATGCTTGTGTCCATCAGATCATCAAAGCTTGGTGGTGCCTGTGTTGTCATGAAGTAGCTCCCGGTTAAAGATCAGAGACTGCAATCTTCTTCTTGCTGCCTGAGCCTGCGCCGCTGCCTTTAACAGTAGCCTTGACAATCTCAGTCTTGGAGTGCATCTCAGCAGCATCAATCAGCCGTGCGACTTCCTGATCTTGAAGCAGGTGGACAGTCTCAGGATAAGAGACAAGCACAGCATGGCTA